TTTATAGCACAGTGTTGCCATGAGAGCAACAACTTTAGAGTTATTACTGAAAACTTAAATTACAGTAGCAAAGCATTAGATAGCATTTTTGGCAAGTATTTTGTAAGGGCTGGCAGAGACAGCAAACCTTATCATAGACAGCCAGAGAAAATTGCAAATATTGTTTATGCTAACAGAATGGACAACGGCGACACTGCTAGTGGTGACGGATGGAGATTTAGAGGTAGAGGAGTTATCCAGTTGACTGGTAGACACAACTACACTAAGTTTGGCGACACACTGGGTTATACGCCGGAACAGACTGTAAAGTATCTTAAAACAAAAGCAGGTGCATTAGAAAGTGCATGCTGGTATTGGAAAACTAATAGTATTAACAAGTATTGTGACAAGCAAGATATTGTTACTATGACAAAACGAATCAACGGTGGTACTATTGGATTAGCAGACCGTAAAAAGCATTATGCTCATGCACTAGAAGTGCTTGGTGGTCATTGGTCGCCTCCTCCAGTTGTACATTCAACTGTACGCAAAGGAAGTAAAGGCGATACTGTTAAAGCAGTACAAACCGCTTTGGGCTTAAAAGCTGACGGTGACTTGGTCCTGGTACCGAAGCCGCAGTCATACAATGGCAACGCAGTAAAGGCCTAGTACCAGATGGTATTGTAGGTAGAAGTACACTTGCCGCAATGGGGATAAAATAATGATAAATTGGATTAAATCAAGAATAGGCGAACGTACTACCTGGGACGGTGGTGTAATGATCGCAATAGGACTAATTGCATTTTTTGCAACCGGCTTTATTAAAATTGCCGCAGTAGCCGCTATTGCATACGGCGCTTGGACAATATGGAAAGCTGAATAATTGTTTAGTAGACAATGTAAATTACATTTAGAAACAGTTGGTGAGACACGCTGGCAACATTTTAAACATGCTTGCTGGGTGTCTTGGCAACTTAAAAAAGCTTCACAGGCGTGCTTTGTACATGCCTTTGCTCCACGCTGGTACACTACATATGCTAGTGACAAGTGTAAAGAAATATTAGAAAGTAGAAAATAATGTGGGAAATGATTGAACGCATGGCAACTGACAGGTTGTGGATTTATACTGCTCTAGCTGGTAGTATTTTTGGTGCAATTTTTATTGCATATATAAGCACTACAAGGATTGGGTTATGGTTTTATGCACAAGTAGATCGTATACTAGATTATCTTGTCAAACGTTGGGGGCTTACTTGGTTAGAACAACCAGAGGATGCTTGGCGGAAACGCTATCCTAAAATTACAGCAAAAATAGATCAACTAGAAGAACGATTGAAGAAGCTAGAAAAGTGACTCGTTGGCAACGTGTTAAAAAATGGTTTAACATTGATCACATAGTTGATCTAGCTGTCGACCTAGCACTCATACTATTTGACGTAATCACATCACCTATACTAATTGTTATGCGTTTATTGCGTTGGACAGTTGGTAAATTTATGTTAGACGGTGTAAAAAATAAAATAAAAAGATTGATACATTGGCTAAAAGCAAAACCTTGGTGGGTTAGTATTATAGTCATACCAATTAGTATTATTGTTACATTTTATGTACTAGTGTTCGTTTGGCTAACACTAGAAATGTTTAAACCTGAAACTTGGCAAGAAGACAATATTACTATTGACAATCCGCAATAACTACTATATTATAAAAACAATAACTAAAGGAGGTAGTAATGCCTATACGAACATTTGGACCAAATGAGATTGCTAAACTAAAGCAATTAATGAACGAAGGTATCCAAGTGACCGGAGAAGTGGAAGCACTTAGAGAAGGTCTCAAGGATACAGTAAAAGCCATTAGTGAAGAAATGGATATGAAACCAGCTACACTTAACAAAGCAATTAGGATTGCTTACAAAAACGAATTTGCACAAGTTCAAGACAGCTTTAGTGCAGTCGAAGAAGTACTACAAGCTGTAGGACGTGATGTTTAATGCTGGAATTGCCAGTTATTGAAGTAGAACACTATACTGATAAACTATTTAGAATTCGCACCGAACGTCCTCGCAGTTATAGATTTACTGCGGGGGAGTTTGTTATGATAGGTTTAGAAGATGCACCTAATAGAGCATACAGTATTACTAGTGGGCCATATGATGACTATATTGAGTTTTACAGTATAAAAGTACAAGACGGACCACTTACTAGTAAACTGCAACATATACAGATAGGTGAAAAGATCAAAGTAGGCGAGAAGCCAACAGGCACACTTATACTTGCTAACTTAGAACTAGGCGGACATCTGGTACTAATGGCAAGTGGTACAGGTATTGCACCTTTTATCAGTTTGCTACGTGAGCCAGAAACATATGACTTGTTTGAAGATATTACAGTAACTTGGACTACTAGGCTACATGCAGAGCAGGACTGTTACCGAGACTTCTTGAATGAGATGCCAATTGAATACATCAGTACTGTTACACAAGAGCCAGCAGAACTACACGGACGTATACAAAAATTTATGGCAGACGGTACTGTAAAGATTGACAATCCTGCAGAACAGCGTATAATGTTATGTGGAAGTATGGATTTTAACAATGATCTTAAAGAACATTTTAACTCACTAGGATTTAGTGAAGGCAACAAACGTACACAAGGAACGTTTGTACAAGAGAAAGCATTTGTAAATTAATGTATGTAGACGCACTTATAGACAGAGATAAAGATATTATACATGTTGTAGAACGTGTAAAGGGAAAACGTGAGTTTAGAGAATATCCTGCACGTCATATATTTTATTACAAAGATAATCGTGGTAAATTTGAGAGTATCTTTGGTGATAAACTGGACCGTATAGTAACTACTAGTGGTAAACAGTTTAAGAAAGAAAAGAAAATATATAGCAGTCAACAGCTATTTGAAAGTGATGTTAATCCTGTATTTAGATGTTTAGCTGACAACTATTTAGGTGCAGATACTCCAAAGCTACAGCAAGCATTTTTTGATATTGAGGTTGACTTTAATAAAGATGTAGGATTTGCTCCGCCTGAAGATCCTTTTAATGCTGTTACTGCAATTAGTGTACACTTGGATTGGATAGGCAAAACTATTTGTTTGGTTATTAAACCCAAAACACTTACCAAAGCAGATGCACAGACTATTATAGATAGATTTGAAGATACTATACTATGTGACACAGAAAGCGAACTGTTGGAAACATTCTTACAACTGATAGATGATGCAGACGTAATGAGTGGTTGGAACAGTGAAGGCTTTGATATTCCGTACTTGGTAAATCGTATTGCGAGGACCATGGGTAAAGAACATACTAGACGTTTTTGTTTGTGGGGTAAGTATCCAAGACGACGTGAGTATGAAAAGTACGGCAAGTTGCAAGAAACATATGATACTATTGGCAGACTACACTTGGACTATATGCAACTGTATCAGAAGTATACATATCACGAGATGCATTCATANAGNTTGGATGCCATTGGCGAATATGAACTTGGTGAACGTAAAACAGANTANCAAGGCACACTGGATCAACTGTACAACAATGACTTTGAAACGTTTATTGAATATAGTAGACAAGATGTTGACTTGCTGGTGCGTATGGACAAGAAGCTACAGTTTATTGATCTAGCAAATGTTATTGCACATGACAACACAGTTCTTGTGCAAACAACTATGGGTGCGGTTGCTGTTACTGACCAAGCTATACTTAATGAAGCACACAGTAGAGGACTTATTGTTCCTGACAAGCAACATGATAAAACACAAAAGCATTATCCGCAGACATGTACAGCGGCTGGTGCATATGTTGCTACACCCAAAAAAGGTAAGCATGAATGGATTGGCAGTATGGACTTGAACAGTTTGTATCCGAGTATCTTGCGTAGTCTTAACATGAGTACAGAAACTATTGTTGGGCAAATAAGACACACACTAACTGTACCTATGTTGGCAGAACACAAATGGGAAGTAGCTAAGGCATGGGAAGGTCGATTTGCTTGTCTAGAATATGAGAAAGTTATTGAAAAAAATGACGAGACACTATTGTACATTGACTTTGAAAACGGTGAAGAACTGCAAGGTACAGGTAAAGAACTTTATCAAATAATATTTGAAAGTGAACAGCCTTGGGTACTTAGCAGTAATGGTACAATACTTGACCAATCTAAGAAAGGTATTATTCCTGGCTTACTAGAGCGTTGGTATGCTGAACGTAAAATATTGCAAAAGAATATGCGTGAGAATCAAACAGCAGGTAATACAGAACAAACTGCATATTGGGATAAGCGACAGTTGGTTAAAAAGATTAACTTGAACAGTTTGTATGGTGCGTTACTTAATCCTG